ATTTATTAAAAAACATATGACTGAAATAGTAGATGAGTTATTTGAACACCCAAAACCAAAGAATGACGACCTTATGGATGCATTATACTATGCAGATTACTTTGCTAAACCTCCAAGTAGCACTGCAATAGAAGCTAAAAATTTTAAAGATAAACTACAAAAACAAGTAAAGGTAAAGAAAAATAGGGTTTATAACTGGATAACAGGTAGTATTGACTGATATTTCTTGCTACCACATTATCGAATTTCGTAAATTATCAGACGATAAACTACATCTTTTTCTGAGGATATATATATGGAATATGACAAAAGAGCATTAGTTAACCAAGAAATTTTCGATAGATACAAAAACGATAGAGAGGCTTGGGAGGTTGATGCAAGACAAGATTTAGACTTTTATCTAGGTAATCATTTTACGCAATCTGAATCTAATGAATTAGCATCACGTAATCAGGCTGATGTTCCAATGGATAGAATATCACCTGCAGTTGAAAGACTGAAAAGTATGCTGACATCAAGACCACCTGTATTTACAGTGGTTCCAAGAGAAGATTCAGATACATCATTAGCTTATCTTTGGAGAGAAATAATGGGATTTGCCTGGCAGAACTCTGAAGGAGACGCACAGGTAAAACAAGCCATACACGATTATTGTGTAGTAGGACTTGGTTTTTTATATGCTTACATCGACTATGACTCTGACTTTGGTAAAGGAGATGTGAAATTTTCATATCTTGACCCATTCAGAGTGTATGTCCCAGCTTCCTCCAGAGATAGATTTTTTCAGGATGCAGATAATATAATACTATCAACAGTATTAACAGAGACTCAAGTATTAAATTTATATCCAGAGTTAGGTACTAGTATAGACCCAACTACAGGAGAAGAAATAGAACCTCTGATAAATCAAATATCTACATATGCACACGACCAAGACTACCCAGATAATATTAATAAAAATTCTTTAAATGTTTATACACCTGACACAGTCAAAGGATATACAGAGCAAAATTATAAACGATTTCAAATCTTAGAAAGATTTACAAAAGTTAAAGTTCCTTTTTATCGTTTGATGGATAATAAAAATGGACAAGAGTTTATTGTTGATGAAGCTGACTTTAGAATATTTTTAGAGCAAAACAAAGAGTTGGTTGAAAATGGTAACGTTGATATTATACAAGTTTATCAAAACAGAATCAAAGTGATTGCAACAGTTGGTGAGGTAGTGTTGTATGAAACAGTATTAAACACAGATGTTTACCCTATAATACCGATTGCAAACGTTTGGACCCAAACCCCATATCCTCGTTCTGATGTCTCCAGAGCAAGACCAATGCAACGTTTGTTAAACAAGTTATGGTCATTAGCACTATCTCACGCCCAAGCTTCTGCTGGTTTAAAACTAATGGTTCCGCTTGGAAGTGTAGAAGATATTTCACAATTAGAAAAAGATTGGGCTAATCCTAATGCAGTTATTGAAGTAGACTCATCACAAGGTGAGCCACATTATCCAGCACCACAACCTTTGACTGGAGAGTTTTATAGATTGATACAACAATGTGAGTTCTATATAAACTTTATCTTTGGTATTCCAGAGATTATGCAAGGTATTGGAGACCAACCACAAACTGCTAGAGGAACAGAAAGAATTATAGCATTAGGTAGTGAAAGACCTAAATCTAAATTAAGAGATGTAGAATTTAGTATTAAAAGACTTGGTAAAGTGATGTACAATTATGCGAAGTCACATTATGAAGTTTCAAAACTAATGCGTTTGGTACAACCAAACAATGATATTACAGAGCAACTAGCTCAAATATATTCTGATAAAACAAGAGTTGTGTTTGATTTAAAGAAAGATAAGCACAATCTTGAACAACACGATGTAGGTATTGAATCAGGTTCTACATTACCTACAAGTAAATATGCAGAGTTAGCTGTATATATGGAAGCATTCCAAATGGGATTAGTAGACCAAGTGGAAGTGTTAAAGAAAAACCCAGACATCTTTGATAAAGATGGAATATTACAGCGTATGAATCAAAGACAAGCTATGCAACAACAAATGGCAAGTATGTCAGAAACTATTAAAAATTTACAGGGAGACCTGCAAACGGCTACAAGAGAATCTATATCTGATAGAAAACGAACTGAAGTTGAGAAATTTAAGACTCGTTTACGTGATATAGAAGCTAACGCCACTGCCGATAGGCGTATAAGTAAAAACAAACTAAACGATAAGGTGTTGCTAGAACTCGAGAAATTACGTGGAGAACTGAAAGTCATAGAGGCTGAAGTCAAACGTGGTTCTGCTCAAAAAGAGAACTAGACATCGAAGGAGTAATAATGAGTAATGAAACATCAACAACCGATACTCAAGCTGTGGAATCAATGGATAGGGTTCAAGCTGAGTCTCAACAAGAAGGTACTTTAGAAGGACAAGAAGCAATGGATTGGCAAAAAGAAGCAAAGAAGTTTCAGTCTATGTATGACAAAGCTGAAGCAGAAAAAAAGCATATGGACCAATACAAACCGCTAGTGAACCTACTAGAGCAGAGACCTGACCTTGTAGAAACTTTACGAGATAGTATTGTCGGTAAAAATGGTGAGGAAAAGAAAACTGAAGCATTACAGTTAAATGAAGACGAGTTCAATCCGTGGGATGCGTACAATAAACCTGGCTCTCCATCATACGAATTTCGTGTGAAGGAAGAAGAAGCTAGAATAAATAATGCGGTAAACAATGCTATGAGAGGACAAGAACAAAAGCAGTTCATTAATAACACAGTGAATAAACTAGAAAGTGAATTTGGTATGAATAAAGACGAAGTGCAGGAATTTATGCGTTTTGCTCAACAGCCAAAAGATAGTGTTCCTCTTGATAACTTAGTTAAGCTATTTAAAATGAATAAAGGTGATTATAAAGAACCTGTAATTCAAAAGCCTGACACAAGTAATCAAGCAAGAACAGCTGGTGTATTACAAGGTGGAAGTGTTCCAACAAAGAATGAACAAGATTCTATGTGGGATACAATAATGAGTGCAGCATCTTCTGGTGGTATTGGTAGAGGAATAAAACGATAAACATACTAGGAGAATAGTAAAATGGCAATAAGCGGACAAATCAAAGCAACTAACTTGACTAACGCTACTACATCTGCTGATTACGGTGTTGCTCCAGATAGAAGAAGACTATATAATTTCTCAGACAGAATCGCTGAATTAGCACCTGAGGAATCACCATTCTTTGTATATCTAGCACAAACAGCTAAACTTCCTACTGATGATTCATTGTTCCGTTATTTAGAAGACAGAACAAAAATTAATTATACAAGTAGAGAGTTCCTGTTAAAAGGTAATCAAGATAGTAGTGCAGTTCAAGTTTCAGGTGATACAGTATCATTTACTGTAGACACACCTGAAGGTGCAGCTGTTGACTTTCTTGTAAAAGGTATGGTATTTGCTGTAAGAACTTTAGGTGACACAGCTGCTGATGCAACATATGCAAATATTGTTGTAAGAGTAGAAGATGCACCAGTTCAAAATTCAGCAGATACAACTTTCACAGGTAAAGTTATCTCTGTATCATCAACTGCAACCAATGCAAACAAACTTTTAGATAATAAAAGATGTCAAATCATTGGTTCAGCATACGCTGAAGGTACTGGTTCACCAGACGTATTCTCAGACAGTTTAGAAGATAATTATGGATATACCCAAATCTTTAAAACAGCTGCTGAGATTTCAAACACAGCATATGCAACTCAATTAAGAGGAGTCTCTAATGAGTTTGAAAGAGTGTTAGCTCAGAAAATGAGAGAGCACAAAATCGATATGGAAAGAGCATTTCTTTTCAATCAAAAAGCAAGAGTTGGAGGAATCCAGTATTCTGAAGGTCTTGTTGGACATATTATCAAAAACAGCACAGTTGTCGCTGATGATTCTAACTTATCTTACGAATCAGGTAAAGCATACTTTAGAACTGCAGCTCAATCTGAACTTACATATGACAGATTGTTAGCAGACTTTGAAGTATTGTTTGACCCTGCAAGAGGTGG